GATCTCTATAAAGCTGTTGCAGAGAATGGCTATACAGTCGAACTCACACAACTGGCTAAAGATTTTATCGTAGACAAAGGATATGATGAGAAGTATGGAGCCAGACCCCTACGTAGAATGATCCAGTCACACGTAGAGGACCTCATTGCTGAAGCGTATATTGACAATAAGATCAAGGATGGAGATCATCTGGTCATCACGCATGAGACTGGAGCAGAAGAATTAACAATAAATATTGAGAGTTCTTCCGAAATAAATAACTCAAAATAACCACTAACAATGGGAAAATTTGGAAACAAACGTATGCCTAAATTCATGGACCAACGAGAAATGATCGGAGAAGACTCTGAAAATATGAAAGAACTACAAGACGGACACTCAGCTCCGGAAATCGTCTCTCTAGGAGACGCAGATGGTGGAGACTTTATTACTATCACAATTAAGACAGTTAATGGTGAAGAAAAAGCTCTTGAATTCAAACTAGATGACGACAAAGAAGAGACAGAAGAAGAAGGAATCTTCAAAGGAACTCTTTCTGCTGAAGACGATGGAGTCGTTTACACTATCAATTGCGAAATCGAAGAAGCAGGCAACGGCGACTACGATATTAAAATTGGAGACGTAACTGCTGATGGCGAAGCTGCAGCAGAAGACAAAGAAGAAGAAAAAATCGATGAAGCTCGAGTTCTTAGATTCGGAGAATTCATGAATGAGAATATGGAACAGGTTCCAGCTTATCAACAAATGACATCTGAAGGAATGAACTGCTCAGAAGACGCTAAGATGGCGATCAAATCTATTTGCGAAGAATATCTTTGCAAAGAAGGAGCAGAATATGACATGAATGAGAACGAAGAGCACACTTATGAGGGTTATGCAAAAGCTTGCATGGAATACCTTAACAAGTGTATGATGGAGTCTTGGAACAAGTAATTCAGCGTAATTGTATTTGAGAATGGGACCTAGTGTCCCATTTTTTGTTTTTATAGTATAATATGTACAGATGGCGTTTAAAGGACCAAACATATCAATATTTGATCTAGACGATACATTAGTCGTAACTAATGCTCGAATAGAGGTCTTTGATTCATGGACTGGTGAGAAGTTCTATTTGACACCTAAAGAGTTCAATGAATATGAGCGAAAGTCTCATCACGCGATTGACTTTTCTCAATTTGACGATCCAGATATACTTAAAGCTGGCATTTTAGTCGAATGGACAATTGACATTATGAAAGAAGTCTATGAGAATGAAGGTGCTGTTGGAATTATAACGGCTAGAGGATCGGCTGAAATGGTTCGAGAGTTCATGCTTTCACATGGAATTGATATTAACCCTGAGCTAATTTTTGCAGTTAATGATCCTAATTCTGAATATGTTGGATCGAATGCAGAAAAAAAGGCACAAGCCTTTAAAAAATTAGTGGAGATGGGCTACTCGAGGTTTTCTTTCTTTGACGATGACATAAATAACCTAAAGCACGCTAAACTGCTTGAGAAAGAGCTGCCTATCAAAATGAAAGTGCAGCACATCAAGCCGGAGCAATTGCCTGTTATAACTATGAATAAGATCGCAATCTTTACCGGAAAATTCAAACCGCCTCACAAGGGACATTACGATGTCATTAAGCAGGCACTAGTGGACAATGACGAACTCAGAATATTTGTTTCAAGTAAATCTGAAGATGGAGTTGACGCAGATACTGCCATCAAAATTCTAAAGAAATATATCGGTAAGGCCGATAACGTCTACATCGAAAAGACTAATATTTCTCCAGTTAGAAGTGCATACCAGTTTATCTATGCTTTAGGCAAAGATCAGGATGCACCGAACCATTCGATTTGTCTCTATGCAGCACCTGACGATATGGATAGATTCGATAAGGTCGATAAGTATAAAGGCAAGATTAAAAACATAAAAAAGGTCAGTACTGGACGAGCAAAGTTCTCAGATGGAAAAAGGGATCTATATGGTAAAGATCTTAGGAAGTTTCTAAAAGCTGATGACTATGAGTCTTTTAAGCAGGGAATCCCTAGTCATATTAATCCAAAACAAATTTGGAAGATTCTTAAAGAGGCATACACTGTTCCAGCCGAGTCATTTGATCTAAAAAAGAAGAGAAATCCCAATATTGATCCGAATATTGTGCCAACTCAGCGACTCATTCAACACCCTACATACCGAGACGGTTTTATGAACGAGAGCAAAGTCCTCAAATTTAACGATTTCACAAAGAATAAAAAGTAAGATCCATAGTTTCGGTTGATAAATAACAAGAAAGAACCGAATCTTTAACATGGGAAAACTTTTGAAATTCAATGAGTTTGTCAACGAGGAACTTAACAACACAAATCGTGAAGAAAAAGAGAAACTGGTCGATCTAGGCCTGGACAAATACGATACTTTTCGTGATGCATTTTCTGTATTAGATTTCTTTGGTGGAGCTCTTCCACATTCTTACCACAAAGCAAAAGAAGCTGCGCTAGAAGGAGGTTACGAACTTTCTATGGATCTTTGGCAAGAAGCTCTAATGATGTCGCTTGACGGGGAGCAATCTGAGGAAGATACTATGTACGAAGCAACTGCGGCTGAAGTCGCAGCAAAAAGAGCTGCTCTTGAGCAGGAAGAGGCAAACGTTGCAAAAGCGAGAGTTGATCTTGCTGCAAAAAAATCTGCAATTAAACCGGACCAGGCTGATGCACTTAATGCAAAAGCTGCAATTGAAGCAGAAGAGGCAAAGCTTGCTCAACAAGATTCAGATATCGCAAGAAGAAAAGGCGAGCTTGCAAAGACTCCAATAACTGCTTAATAAAAATCAAAACTACAAATGACTAAAGTTGAATTAATAGCAGACATCAAGGAAGAACTTACGTTTTCTCGAGCATTGCCGTATGTGATTCCTGACAAGGAGATTGAAAGAATTATCAGAATCGCTGAAGGATATTTTTATGATAACTGGAGACACGCAGTCGAGCCAAGGTATCTTGCAATTCCACAAGACGTTTTCCTAAACAGTAGATTCAAAAAGGAAAGAGCAATCAGACTACCGGATTGCGTACAATTCGTTCATCAAATGAGAGAGCCTAGAGGAGCATCAATCTTCGGATCAATTGATAGAGACTTCTCAGAAAATAAATTCGTGGGATCAGAGATCTTTCTTACGCCTTTCATTGGAGAATCTATTATGTACCGTACAATCCTCTTCTCGTTCCTCGATTTAACTAAAGGATTCGTTTTAGACACGTTTGCATATAACTATAATAGAAATACGCACGATCTAATTGTTATGGGACGTAATCCTATTGCAAATGGTGCAGTATTAGAAGTTGCAAAGAAGATTGAACTTGAGGATCTATACAATGACGAGCTTTTTCAAAGATACGTTAGAGCAAAAGCCAAACTTCGTTTGGGAGAGCTCTTGACTAGCTTTGATTATAATTTACCAGGTGGAGTAAAGGTTAACTACAATAACTTGGTTACAAGAGCTGAAGCTGAAATGACCGCTGTCATGGAAATGATGAAAGGCGAGAACACGTCAGACTGGATGTTCATGATAAGACAATAACGATATGGCATTAGACATCTATTTTAGAGGTCCTGGAGACCCAAACTTTAAAGACGGAATCTATCAAGTCACAGATGACATTGAGAACACGATTCAACAAGTTAGAATGACTCTTCTTACAAAAAAGGGAGAAGTTCTTGGCGAACCAGATTTCGGTTTCGGTATGGAAAGGTACTTATTTGAATTTGATGACTTTGCGCTAGCAACTATAGATAGCGATGCGAATTCTCAAATTGCAACTTATGTCATGATGGCTAAAAAATACGCAGTCCAAGCACAAACTTCATACATGGATACCGGCGATGAATATCGAGTTGGATTAGTGCTAGACGTTAAAATCAACGGGGAGAAGTCGGCCTTTGCTGCACTTTTTGATGTATAATATAATTAATAAACAATGAAGAAATACGTGCCTTTATTTGAAGAACATGCAAATGCTACTGGTTGGTGGGTCGGTCTAGCCGATTGCCACGGTATCGAGTCTTTCCTAGACGAACCAGACATGTCAGAAGCTGAAGAATATGAGCAACTTAGCGATGCTGGATTTGACGACTTTGTGGAATTGGCTAAGAAGATTCGTAAGGGCTGGAGCCAACAAGTCGCAATGATTAAGCTTAGGGCTAGCGCAAACGCACAGAGATACGCAGTTGTGTACAGAGTCAAACTTAGAAAATCTGATGCTGAGGAAATTGAAACAATGTTGGCTGACGGAGAATACGTTGAGGCTCTAACTTATTTGAAACAAGTTGCAATCGAGGTTCAACTCGCTAGAAATGGAGGAGCTAATCTTGAAAAAGCTTGGAGACTCATTCCAAATCCAGATTTGGATCCATTCAGATAAATTACAAACCTACTTAAATAGAAAAAGGGAGCCAAATGGTTCCCTTTTCCAGCATTAATGGTTGGGCAATTTATAATTGTCCTGGCCCGCCTAATTCCGAAGCTGTTTCTTTTCCTCCTTCTCCACCAGTTTCAGCTGGTGCTGCAGGGGCTGCGGCGCCCGTCGCCGGTGGAGCTCCTGCTCCAGCGTCTGCTGCTACCTCCAAAGCTTTTCCGTAGGCCGCTAAGTAATCTCGGTTCTTCGCAATATCGTCGTCACTCATCTTCAAGTATTCTTTAATCAAGAATTCAGTTGAGAAGTAAGGTTGTCCTGAATCGTCAACCACTGCTTTAAGAGCATTAAGAGTAGCAAGACGCTTATTGAGAAGTTCCTGTTGTTTAATTTCTTCAAATACGTTATCATCATAAAACTGAAGACCTACTGCATTTGAAAATTTATGATCGTCCTTAAGTTCCTTGAAATCAAGGCACATTTGGATATAAAGCGGCTTGGTGATAAGTTCTTTGAACGCTGATCGTAAACGGGAAATGAATTTATTGTAACGAATTTCCTCTCGAGAAATTCCTTCAGCATTCATTGTATAAGTTCCCATACCATCTCCAAAACGAGATTCTGGAATCTTTGAATCAAGTTTTAATTTATCATGGAAGTACTTAAGCAATTCAGAACCAGAAAGGTTAGGTCCTGCATACTCAAGCGGTTCAATTTTGATCTGTTCGTTTCGATCATTAACTGGTAAAACGTAGTTCTTATAGAATAAGATATTTGGCTTTCCGTCAACTTTCAATTCTCCAGATTCTCCGTCAAATGAAATATCTTCTTTCAAGATATTTGTAAATTCACGAACGTCCTCTTTAGCCTTTTGCATTGACTTGGTTCCAACTGGAACAGTTGTAGTCAAACGAATTGGCGCATTCATCGTATGCCAAATAATCTTAGAGTGCTCAATGATTCTTAACAAGTTAAATGAACGAACCATTCTTTCAACAAAGGAAACTCGCTTGGTTCTAAATTGATTAGAATAAGAGATATAAATGATTTGTGAATCTGTCAAAGTTCTAAGACGCTGGCCTTTTGGATCTTTCTGAGCCCATTCAAGGAATATTTTGCCAGAAGCATCTTTCTTAACTTGAGGAAATAGCGTTGCTGGATCAAGTTCTTTAAATCCAATGATATTTTTTGGATTTCCTGGATTGTCATAGATTATTTCAAAGGCAAGGTGTCCCTCAATTAACCATTGATAAAAATATTGCCACGCAGCAATACCTGTCCCAAATCCCCAAGCACTATAGATCTTTTGAAAGTTTTCTTGGTATCTCTCAACGATTTTTTCTTGATACTGCAAACGCGCCTCTTTCGAACGCCCTTTGTAGCGAATTTCTCCAACCAAGTCGTTGGGATAACAGAATCTGTTATCGTCATCATAGACGATACAGTCGTCAACTATTGTCTCAAGGATGAATTCGATTTCACCATTTGATGCAATGTCGCGTAGACGCTCTCTCTTAGACACATAGTCTAATTGAAAGAACGCAATTGATTTTGATCTCAACGAAGAGGTCGTGTCAGAAAGAGCTAGAGTTGCTTTCACAAGATCGTCACCAAGGAGTCCACCTTGCATGCCGCTTAATTGGCCTTCAATAAAACCAATTGCTTGTGAATTTTTGACCAAGAGGTCGTCGTACTTCATTCCAAAACGACTCAAGTCAGTTAGTCTTGACTTGATTGCGTTGAGTGGATTACTATCTAAAAAGCCTGCCATGTATGGGCGTTATTTTCCAAATTCGTTTAATAAGAGGGCCAGCGGAGTCTTAACCGAAACGGTTGGATCTGTTCTATAGTCGATTCTCTCGATTTTAGAAACATCCTCCCAGTCAATAAGTCCCAGATTAGCCATCTGTTCTCTTTGATATTTATTCAACCCAAAGCTCAAGTTAATTCCGGTGAGCTTGGATAAAAATGCAGCATTGACCGACAGAAACGGGCCGATCAACTCTCCTTTCAGCCTTTGATTGAACGGGATCAGTTCGTCATTAGTGTAGAACTGGGCAACTCGATCCTGTATTGCTCCCAAATATCTTCTAAGAATGATTGTTCTAAACTTTGGCGGAATCACTTTGAAATTGAGAACAATTTCTCCACCGCTTCCATCATTTCCTAGACTAAGACAGACTGGCGAATTATCAAAATACGGTCTTTTGAGATTGTATTTCTTGATTTGAGCAGGAGTTCTAGTTTCAGACAGATTTGGGACCATGTCATTCGGTACTCGATTCACTACATTAAATGCATAGAAGTGGCCAGGAATAAGATTTGCCATTGTATAAGGTTTTCTTTCCTGTTGAAAGTAATAGTTTGCATAGACCGGTGGGTCCTGTGCAATTCCTTCCTCTATGTATGATTTGAAATCGATTAATGCCATTGCTATCTTTTATATTGATTTGAATAAAAAGTTTTCGGTTATTATGCCAAATTGTATACCTCGGCCCTTTGCAAACTCACGAGCCGCCTCAAACTTAGCTCTATTGAGAATGAATTGCTTGGCCGCATACATATAGTTTGCCGTCTGTTTATCAGTCATTCTCTTTGGAGCAACTGGAGGCTTAGTATATTTGTTAGGCTTAACTTCAATAATCCACTTCCTGATATTTCCGTCGTTATCTTTAGTTTCTACATAAAAATCGACGTAGTATAAGTGACCTCTCTTATCAAGAGGGCTGTAATATGGGATAGCAATTGGCTCTGACGAATATCTGACAACGGTTGGACTGGAATCGCACCACTTCAAAAACTTAAATTCCCAACTCGATCTAAATATGATTTGATTGGGATCACCGACGTACTTATCTAGATTGGCTGGTCTAAAATATCCCTGTTGGATGTTTCCTTGCCTAGGCTTTAGAAACGTTTTGATGTTGTTTTGCTGTTTAGGCTTCATATTTCTATTTATAGAAAAGCCAAATCGAATACAGAATCGCTGAAGTGTTGGTTAACGAATTTAGAAAAAGAATCGACTGTGACAGAATCGTCTCTTTTAACTAGGAATGAAAATAGATCATTGATGTCTTTAACTTGTTGCAGATCGATTAAATCTTGATGATCTGGGTACTTGTGTTTTATTTCTTGTAGTGCTTTATTCCAGAGAAAAACGGAGTAACCCTGCTTAATTAAGGTCATCATCTGGCCCTTACCTGCTTTGTCACGG